TTACCGCAGCTGCGCCACAAAGGTGCGCGCGCCAATGGGCGTGGCATCGCGGTATTGCAGCACTTCCCAATTGTCGGGGCTGCCATCACCAATCGCGATCACGCCACCGCCCGACAGCACATCCGCCGCATCGCGCGACGCCAGAGCGCCTGAGATCAGCTTCACGCCGATATCACCTTGCCTGTCCCACAAGCCCACAGGGCCACGTGGCAGATCGGTGCTAAGCACGCCCATGGTGCTTTGCCCCGTGATGACCTGATCTAGCGTATAGCCACTATCAGACGCGCTGCTATAGAGCGCCACCTGCCCCGGCCACGGTCGCCCGCTCGCCGCGATATGCGGGGCATGCGGGATCTCGTCGCCGCGCAAAAGCGGCAGATCGAGCAGTTGGAGTTGCACGGGCACCGGCCCACGATACGGCTGCAATGCGGGCGCAATCGGTGGCATCGTTTGCGGCAGGTACACTTCCGGGTCAACGCGCGTGGCATCCACAAGCCGCAGGCCCGCGTCCTCAACACGGTCGATGCGCCAGAGGCCCGCAACATCATCAGCGGTCAGGTCCACCACATCGCCCGCACTCAACGCCTGATGCGAGGGCGGCAGGGCAAAGCGGATCAGATCACGCCCAGCGCGTGTTTCTGCAAGCCAGCGGTTCACGGTCGCCTGCCCTTCGGATTTGGTCAGGGCAAGGGGTACCGCACTGCGCGACAGGCCCAGAACGGTCTTTTCTGGGTCGGCAACTTCAGACACCGCGCCTTCATAATCGCCATCCGCATCAAGATATTCAAACTGTACCCGTGCGGCGACTTCGGTGCTGGGTGCACGTGTGACAGCCGTGGCCGTCGCGCGCTCGGGATCCACCGCCAGATCATCGACGCCCAGCGCCGCAGTTGCGCGCCCGTCGCGATTGGTGAACACCAGTTGCCCGTCACGCTCTGCGGCCTCGATGCGCCAAGGTGCGGTTCGCACTGCGCCCATTGAGCCAATGCCCCCGCAGGTAATTGTCGCCATCGCTCCACAGCTCTTGATTGCCGGGAAAATACGGAAACGGGCGCGCGTCCCATGCCCAGACATGGGCGCGGCGCATATCCACCATTGGCCCATTGTAGATCTCAGACCTCGGGTTATTGCGCGGGTCGGCGTAGTGGCCGAACATCGCGCGCAGATATTGCATCTGCATAAAGTCATCGCGCTGCCCGTTCGAATAATGCGGCAGGTGCGACTCCGATGATTTCGGGTCGAGGAATTTGTTGGGCTGGTTCGTGCCCTTGTCGATGGCTGCACAGCCCAGCTCGGTAAACCAAATCGGTTTGCTTTGCGGGATCCAGTCTGTGGGTCCTGCTGCCCGCACGCCGCCGATGCGGTTGTGGTGCGGGGTGGCCCACCAGTTGGGAATATCCTTGTAACGGTAGATCCACGGCTCATCCGCAAGGCCATCAGTGATCGGGGTGCGGCGCTGCGCATCGCGTGCGGTGTCCGTGGTATAGAACCAGTCATAGCCTTCACCCGCCGTCACATTGGCCGACAGGTAGTCGAGGTTATAGATCGATCCGGCATCAGCATCCGCGTGGTCTTGCCCATCGCGCCAATCAGACAGCGGCATGTAATTGTCGATGCCGATGAAATCGATGTTGGGGTCCGCCCAGAGCGCATCCAGGTGGAAATACTTATCCCCCGTCCCCATAGGCGTATAGCCATGGTATTCAGACCAATCCGCCGCATAACTAATCAACGTGTCCGGCCCCAGAATTGCCCGGACCTCTGCCGCCAACTGCCGCAAGGCTGCGACAGCCGGAAAACTGCCGCCAGCGCCACGGATCTGCGTCAGCCCGCGCATTTCAGAGCCGATGCAGAACGCCTTAACACCGCCCGCTGCTTGGCACAGATGCGCGTAGTGCAGAATAAACCGCCTGTAGCGCCATTCGGTCGGCCCGGTATAGGTGACACTCTCACCAGAGATGGCAAAATCGCGCGGTTGGGCATTGCCCATAAAGGCCGCGACTTCGGCCTCGGCGGTCAGCGTTGTATCAGGTGTGCCTTCCATACCCGGCGCAAGTGCTGTCGTGATCCGTCCGCGCCACGGCAGCGTCGGCTGGCCCGGCTCCCCTGTGTAGGGGTCGTTGAGTGTATTGCCGTCTTGCTGCGTCATCAGGATGAACGGATAGAACACCGGGTCTTGCCCGCGCGCAGTGAGGCCACGGATCGCCTCGATCACGGATTGATCGCAGGGTGTGCCACCGTAAACAGGCCGCGTGCCATCCATAGGCACCGTTGCGGCACTTGCGCGGGCTTGGCCAGACACCACCCACGGCATTGGGTCACCGTCCACCTCGGTTTGCTCAACACGCGGGGTGACCTCACAATCGCCACAGCGCAGATCATCGCCAAACCACGACACCACGAGCAACGCAGAGCCGCAATTGGGCAGCTCTTCTTTCAAGGCTTCGGTGGCAACAACGAAATCCGTCCCGCCCAGCGGCGTGTTCACATTGATCCCGATCTCCTCGCCAAAGTCGGGCGACAGATAGACGGGCGTTTGTGCCAGCGCGTATTCCCCGGTTCCGGGGATCAGTGCCACGCCGCGCACTTGGCGTCCGATATCGGCGGTCGCAAGGCTTTCAGTCTGCTCAGATGGGCGGATCACCTCAAAGGTGAACTGCGGCACGCGGTTGCCAAACTGCGCCAATGGCAGATCCTCAAACACAACATAGGCCACCCCGCGATAAGCGGGGGTGTTATCAGCCCCCTGCACCGCTGCAATCTTAGGGTCAGGCATCTGAAACGCGCTGCCGTCATAAACCCGCATGTTCAGGTCTGCCTGACGGATCACCACGCCATCCGCCCAGACACGCCCCACGCGGGCAATCGTGCCTTCACACAGCGCAATCGCGAGGCTGACCGTATAGCTAAAACTTGTCACCTCTGGCGCAGAGGGCGCACCCTTGCCGCCACCCGTCGTCGTGCTGCTCTCTTGAAAGGCCGTTGACCAGATCACCTGCCCGGGCACACGCATGCGCCCGTATACCTGCCCAACCGTGGCACCTTCGCCCGCTGTTGTCAGACGAAAGCGGTCAACACGGCCCGTCTCAATCGCTTCACTGCCCGGACCAAGCAAGCGCTGGTCAATCACCCGGCCAATCGCCGCACCCGCCGCCTGACCAATGACACCAGCAGACAGCCCCAAGACCGTGCCACCAATGCCGCTCCCAATCGCGAGCCCTGCCGCCCCAAGAACAATCGTTGCCATCAGGAGACCTCATCTTTGAACTGAAATTGCGCCACAACGCGGCGGGCCCACGGGGTCGACAGCGGGCTTTCGACAACGCCGTGGCCTGCGTAGGCGTGAATAAAGCTTGGATCGGGGTCTGCGACCGCGACAACGCCAAGGTGTTTGGCAACCGCCCCATCACGCATCCGAAACAACAAGACCTGTCCGGGCGCGTATGGCCGCCCCGAGACATCATCAAAATGCGCCTGTGCGGCCGTCCACAGGCTCTCGTCACCCTGTGGTTCTGACCAATCAGACGTATACACAGGGATCGCTTGCGGCTCCGCACCATAGCGCATCCGCCACAGGCCCCGAATGAGGCCAAGGCAGTCACAGCCGGCACCCCGCACGCTTGCTTGATGCACATAGGGCGTGCCGATCCAACGCCGGGCCTCGGCCACTAACGCGCTCATACCAAGGCACCACCATCGTTCGCCCCATCGGTGCGCGGCACAGCCATCAGCCAGTCATCGCCCGGAATATGCGGGAAGCCCTGAAAGTTCAGTAGGTTCTCAAACTTCTCGCGGCAGGTCACGGCCCGCTTGTCACAGCCCGCGATCAGGCGGAACGTATCCCCCGGCACGATCGGCACTTGCAGCGGCGCCCAAAGCGTCAGCTGCCGCCGATTGCCCTCGAGCACGTCATGCTTGATCGTTGCGGCCAGCCCTTCGGCCGCGCCAGCCGTCCCGATGATCAGGCCATTTTCAAACCAACGGTCGTTGAACGGCACCAATGTCGTCAGATCAAAGAGCTGGCCATCCGTGTCGCGGTCAATCTCGACCTCTGCCACGAAACGCGCATCCGTTGCGGTATCCACACGGCACGCCCTGTCCCCCAATACGGCAGAGCAGGTCTTGAGGTAAGATTTCCCCTGCGGCTGGTTCAACGCCTCGGCCAATCCGCGCAAATCCGCCTGAAACGCCGCACCACTGCGGGTGATCTCACCCAAGGTGCCGCGAAACCGGATCTGGCGCGTGTCAACATTGTCCCACTGCACCTGCCAGATCGTCACCGCCGCGTTGTCATAGCGACCGGCGGCGATATCGATCTCGGTGATACTCTCTGCCGTCAAAATACCCGCAGCTTCGGTATTATCCACCGACAGCCCCGTTGTACTGCTCAGCGCCTTGGCAGACATGCCGCTATCGGCGGCAAAGGTGATGCCCGCGAATGACAGCGTTTGGTCGTGATCCGTAAACCCCAACGTCAGCCCGTCGGTGCGCGTGATCGCCCAACATTGGCACAGATGCGTCAAGCCAGATTGCAAATGCTGCTGTAAAGCCTCAGAGCTCATATCCGCACCTCGACGACTGGCACGTTCGGTACATCGCCCGCACGGAAGCTGGCAACGGATGTCTGGATCCGGTCGGTGTCAAAGCGGGCTGGGATATCAAACTCAAAGCCCGCAGTGATCTCTGCGCCAATCGGCGGCGCATCCGCGAAAATGATCGTGCCAGCGGCGGCGTCGATGTCAAAGTGAATGCTCTCTTGCATTTCATCGCCCCCCACCGCGACCCTCACTGTCCCGCTCACCGGTTTGGCAATCGGGCGGTAATAGCAATGCGCGCCAGACGGATAGGCCTTGCGCAGGGCAAACACGGTCGTGGTCTCGTCACCTTGTGCAATCACCTGATCAAAGGCCGCAGGCGCAGCCCCCGGCAGGCAGGATTTGTAGTCAGACCAATCTTTCCACCGAAACCCATACATCTGGCCCTGACGCGCCTCAAAGAACGCGACCAATTCGGCCACGTCATCAAGCGAGCGTAATCCAAGCCCCGCATCATAGCGCCGCCGCGAATGCGCCCAGGGCGTGTTGCGTTCTTCAAAGCCGTTCACAAGCGTTACAATTTCGGTGCGCCGCTCTGGCCCACCAATCGCGCCAAAGCTGAGGGATGCCGGAAACCGGACTTCATGAAATGCCATGGGAAATTCTCCTACCGGTTCCGATTGCCGTGGCCGAGTGCGCGCGCCATGCGTGCCGCGATCTGCCCTTGCGATCGCTCAAAGCCTTGCACGTCGGGTGTGCTGATGTTCATCGTCACATGGGTGCCGCCGCCCCCTTGGGTGCGCACACCCAGCCGCCCGTCTGCGCCACGGGAAAGCGGCATAATCGCCTCCGGCCCCGCCTCGCCCATCAGCCCGGTCCCGCCGCGCATCGGAAAGGTCGTGGGCCCCGAGATGACACCACCCTGCGCAAAGGGCATCACCCGGCCCTGACTAAACGGCGCGCCATCCGCAAAGGGCAGCAAATTGGTGGCAAAGCTGCTCACACCTTGGGCCAAAACAGAGCCAAGCTGATCCGTCACAGGGCGCGTGGCTGCGGCAAAGCTGGTGTCGATCATCGCTTTTGCGACAATGCCAAGCGCATCCTTGAGCTTCAGCCCATCGAACACCAACCCATCAAAAGCCTTGCGCAGCCCGCCAGAAAAACCCGCCTCAAGTTTGCCAACCGCAAACGCGGCCTCGCCCAAGGCGTCTTTCATGTGCGCCAGTTCCCCGCGCGTCTGCCGTGCCGCCTCAGAGGCCTCGCCCAGCGTCGCGTCGAGTGCGGCGGCTTCTGCATCCAAACTGTCAATCGCGTCCATTTACGTCATCCTCTCATGATCAGGATAGGCCTGAGACAAGGCCTCAAGCGCGCTGCGCCCCATCGGCGCTTGCCCCGCATCAATGCCGAGCATCAGCCGGAATTCTGCGGGCGTCAGCGCCCAAAACTCTGCCGGGCGCAGGCCCAAGCCGCGCACCCCCGTGCGCAGCAATGCGGGCCAGTCAAACCCGGTTGTCATGTGCCGCTCGGGCCAAAGGCACGCGCCAGCAACGTCGCCGCCACCCGTGCGGCCCCCACTGGGCCACCGGCAATTTCCGCCGTGCGCAGATCATCCGCGCTGCCGGTCCAGCCGCCACCACGCAACCCCGCAACGATCAAGGCCATCACGTCGCGGCTCGAAAACTGCTGCGCTTCAAACCGCTGCACCAATGCCACGAGCGAATCCGCGCCCAAGGCCGCTTCCAGCTCGGCCAAAGTGCCCAGTGTCAGCTTGCACAAATGTGGCGCGCCATTGATGGTCACGCTCACCTCACCGGCCCACGGGTTTGCTGGGGTCTCGCTCATGCGCTGAACGCCGTGAATGTCAGCACCCCGGCAGACGCGAGGCTCAGCTCATAGGTCGCCTCGCCATTATAGGCGCCCGCATATTCCACCGAAGTGATTTGGAATGGGCCAGTGACGCTGCCAAAGTCAGGGATGATCACCTGAAAATCCGGCGTCTGCCCGTCAAAGAAAATCTGCCGCGCACGCTCATCACTGTCGGCGTCCTTAAACACCCCAGAGCCCGAGATCGCCGCCGTTTTCACGCCAGCCCCCGCGAGCAGTTCACGCCACCCACCGGTGCTTTCGAGCGATGTGACATCCACGCTTTCCGCGTTAAAGCTGATCCGCGTGGCGCGCAGGCCCGCAACCGTTTCAAAGGCCCCGTCGCCGGTCATGTCGATTTTGATCAAAAGATCCTTGCCATTTTGTGCCGCCATTTTGGGGCTCCTTTACTGAAGAGAATGCTTAAGAGGCTGATCCCGCGCCGTCGCAAACGCGCGCGCGAAATGTCAGATCGATACGGCGCATCTCGCCGCTGCGCGCCTTTGATGCCCGCGCCCGGTCAAAGTTCAGAAACACAAGCGCGCCACGCGCGAGGCTCAGATCCGCATCGTGCAGCGTGTCAGACACTGCGGCAGCCAGCACCTTGGCGCGCGCAAAGCCAGAAAGGTCCGACACCACGCTCACAACGATCATATGCAGCGCGCCACTGCCGCTGCTGTCAGAACGGTCGCGCACCTGCTCGGGGCCAAGTGTCACATAGAGTTCGGGGCGCGCACCCGGTGGGATCGTGTCATAGATCGCGTCACCCACAAGATCCGTGACCGCAGGCGCATTGCGCAGCGCGTCATAAATTGCCGTCTGCAAGGCCGGTGCAATGGCATAGGTCATACCACCACCTCCTCTACCGCGTGACAGCTGAGGTAATGCGCCGCGCGGTCAAAAGCCGAGACCGCATCAATGCGAAAAATCCGCTCACCCTCGCGAAACCGCTGCCCCGCCACAGGCCGCGATGGCGCGCCTTCGGGGGCTGCGCGTACAATGATCCGGCAGCTCAGCCGCGACAGGGGTGCGGCCAAGCCAGCGGCCTGACGCCCGCCACCGGGCTTCACTTCAGCAAACAACGTGCCAAGGACCACCCAGGTTGTCACATGGCCGCCAGAGCCATCCTCTGTACGTTCCGGTGCCTCAAGGGTCAGCGTGCGTGTCAAACGTGGCAGTCTCATGCGCGGCCTCCCCCCATGAAAATGCGAACCGTGCGATAGGGCGCAATCAAAGCCGCAACCTGCAAAGGCAGCTCAGAGGCGCGACCCTCAACGCCGTGACGGTGCTCATAGAAATGCCCAGCCAAGAGCAAGACCGCCTGCGCAAGGTCCGACGGCAGATCATCCCAGGTCGCACCAAACCCCGCATCAAAAAACACCTTCACTTTGCCAAGATGCGGGATCACCGGAAGCGGGCCATTTGGCCCCGCAATCTCGGGGCGATGAGCATCCTCGCGCAGCACCCAGCGTGCCGCATCCACGGCCAGCTCTTGGCCCTGCTTATCAATCAGCGTCATCGCTGATACCGCAGACACCGGTGCCGCTGGCAAAGGCTGGCAGTAGGCATCACGCCAAGCGCGCACGCTCCAGCTAAAACGGCGGCTAATCAATATCTTACCTGTGCGTGCCTCGATCGCTGCGAGTGCCGCGCGCAGGTGGCCGCTGACCAAGGCATCCTGCACGTCATCATCAGCAAAACCGGTCCCCAACCGCAGATGCGCCTTGAACTGCGCAACCGGCAGGGCTGCATCCGGAATGGGGGTCTCTTCGACTAATAACATGGAATTCTCCGGTCTCTCGCGGCCGCTGCGGGCGTCATTCATCTGATGGGTCGGGTGCGCGCTCTGGCGCGCACCCCGTGGACGGCGTGCCTTAGGCTGACGCGCACTTCAGCAACTTGATTGCGCCAAAGTCGGACACGGCCCCGCCAACGCGCTTGGTCGCGTAGAACACAACATGCGGCTTGGCCGAGAACGGATCACGCAGCACGCGCAGGTCTGGGCGCTCGGCAATCGTGTAACCGGCACCGAAATCACCAAAGGCAATTGGATAGGCATCCGCCGCGATGTCTGGCATGTCTTCGGCAATCAGCACCGGATAGCCGAGCAAACGTGCAGGCTCGCCCGCTGCCAGACCATCAGACCACAAGAAGCGGCCGTCGTTGTCTTTCAGCTTGCGGATCGTGCCCGCCGTCTTGGAGTTCATCACGAACGTGCCGTTCGCGCGGTACTGTGCGCCCACGGCATAGACCAGATCCACAATCGGATCGGCGGCTTCAATCGTCGCGTCCGTCTCGCTCGCGATGTAGCCAAGCGAGCCCCATGACCAGCTATCGTTGTCGATAATCGGCGCGGTCAAGAAGCCCTTGGGCTTATCAATCCCGTCGCCATTCACAAAGGCATCCGCCTCAGACCGCGAAAACTTGTCAGAAATACGCGACGCAATCCAGCCTTCGATATCAAACGCGCTGTCATCCAGCAGGCGCTGCGACGCCTTTGGCAAAGCCGACAACTCGTGCAGCGGGATCGAAATACGGTCAACCTGCGGTGTATCTGTCTCAGACACCGTGCCGGTTTCCGTGGCCCAGCCTGCGCCCAGCTCAGAATGGTCAACAAGCACGTCATAAAACGTCGCATCAACATTCACCACGGATGCCACCGCGCGGATTGATGCGGTGCTGCTCAGCGTGCCTTTGATCGCTTCAGACGTCTGCGGATCAACCAGATAGCCGCCATCTGCGGCCACGGCAGAATTCAGCGCCTTGCCTTCCATTTCCAGCCCGCGCAGGCCCTCGTCATCGCCGGACCGCAAATAAGCGGCAAAGGCTTTCTGGTGCGGCGCGTCCAATTCTGCGCCAGTGGCCAACATAGGCCGCGCGGCCCTCATCGATTTACGGTCAAGCTTGTTCATGCGGTCTTCCTGTTTTTGCAATTTGGCAGTGATGCCGTTGGAGAAAGTGGTGAAGTCGGCCACAAAGCCGCCCAAAGCGGCCTTCAGCTCTTGCGCCGGTGTCAGATCATCAGACAGATCTTCCCCGGCCCGAGACGTGGTCTCAGGTTTCGTCATGCGAATGGTCCTTCTTTGGTTGGGGTTAGGTCAGGCTTGGCAGGATCAGCTTGCGCGCCTCTTGCAGCATGTCCGCCAAATCACGCAGCCCGTCATCTGTGGGCGCACCGCCCTTGCTGCCCACGCGCGCGTCCGGCAGCATTGGGAATGTCACCAGCGACACTTCCCACAGTTCAAGCTCTGACAGGTGCCGTTGCCCGGTGTCATCCTTGCGGGCTTTAACGGTGCGGTATCCAATCGACAGCCCGTCAATCGCACCCGCCGAGAGCAGGGCCGCCGCCTCGCGGGCGCGGGCCACATCAGGCAACAAACGGCCTTTGACCCACAGGCCCTTTTCATCAGCGCGCACTTCGTCCCACACGCCAATCGGCTCGGCCGGGTCATGCTGCCACAGCATCTTTACATTGCGCCCTGCCGCCGCGTTGCGGCCCAACGACTTGTCATAAGCGCCAGACGCCACAACATCCCCGCCCTGATCCGCCTTACCAAAAAGCGAGGCATAGCCAGATATTTCCATCTTGTCAGAGACAGTGACGTCTGTGCCAAGGGCGCAAAATTTCCGTTCAAGTTCCATGTTCTATCCCCTTCAAACGCCGCGCACGGCACGCACAATTTCAAGCACCAGCAACCCAAAAGAGCCGCAAGCCACAAACAAGATCTGCCATTCCAGCCGCGTCACCATGAATTCAATCCGGCTCAGCCTTTGATCCAATTGGGCAAACCAAAAGTCAGAAACCGGGGGCGGCGCGCGTTCAGGGCGGCGCCCGTCCATATCGACAATATTATCCTTCATCGCTGACCTCCTGTGCGGGCAAGCCAAGCAAATGCCGCTTCTCTGCATCCGTCAGGAACGCCGCATCAGACACCCGCCGCCACTGCGCATCCCGCTCGGCAGAAAGTGCGGGGATCTGATCAAGGTCCGGGCGCAAATCCAGCCGCTCCCCGCTGAAATCAGACAACCAATCCGCCAGCGCGCTTGTCACACGCGTCGCCAATGGCAGCACCGTCAGGCGGTAAAACGCACGGTTCGCCTCTTGGTAATTGGCATAGGTCGCGTCACCGGGGATCCCCAGCAACATCGGCGGCACACCGTAGGCCACCGCGATCTCGCGCGCCGCCGCTTCCTTGGTCTTTTGAAACTCCATGTCAGAGGGCGAAAAACCCATCGGCTTCCAATCCAACCCACCTTCCAGCAACATCGGCCGCCCCGCATTGCGTGCGCCCTGATGCTGCGTTTCCATCTCACCAAGCAGCCGGTCGTATTGATCTTGCGACAATTGCGATTGCCCGTCCGCCCCGCGATACACAATGGCGCCAGAAGGCCGCGCCGCATTATCCAGCAGCGCCTTGGACCACCGCGAAGCCGCGTTATGCACATCCACCGCATGCGAGGCCGCGTGCATCGGCGCGAAACCATAATAATCGTCTTGCGGATGAAAGCTCTTGATGTGGCAGATCGCACTGATCCCATCATCCACAGCAAACTGTATCTTGCGCCCGCCCACCGCGTATTCATACGCCGCAGGCCAGCCGTTTTGCCCCGGCACGATATGCATCCGATCCGAGCGCAACACATGCAACTCCGCTGGCAACGTCTCCGGGCTGACCGCCTCAACATAACCGTTCCCGGTTAGCAGCAACTGCCCGTATAGCGCCTCAAGCATCTCGGCCCGGCCCTGCCCCAAATTGGGCCGCGCCAGCAGCTCTTGCACCGGATGCGCATCATAACGTTGCATGCGGTCTTGCATCACAAGCGGCAGCGCCGCTGCGGCCTCCGCGATCAACTTTACCGCACGAAACCCAATCGGGTTGCCGGTAAACCCCTGACGGGTCAACGAGGCCACATCGCGCGGGCTCCATGCCACACGCCCAGCGGTCTGCATCGCCATGATCGGGCCCGTCGCAGAGGCCTTTGCAAACGGCGCCGCCTGCGTCTCGGCCTTTGCACCGGTGCCTTTGTTTAGAAATGCAAACATCCGTTTCTCCTTCATCCCTCAACCACTGCGAGGTGTCATCTGACGTTGGAGGCATCATCGCCTTTGGGTATTGAAGTTTCTAAAACGCCCCGTGCGCAGGGGCGTGCAACACGTCGGCCCACAGCGCTTGTCCGGGGCGCTTAGCCCAGCAAACGCACGCGCGGCGCACGAAACGACGTCACCGGGTCCAGCAGCAAATCCTGCAAGGCCCACACCAGCGCATCCACCCGGTCCGGTGAGCCTGACCCCACATAGCCCTGATGCGTCATCTGGCACATCTGGTCTTCCAACGCGCCCAACCCCGGCAAATGCGAGATTCGCCCCTGCTCATAAAGCGCCGCAACAGGCTCCGCCCGCGCGATCTTGCCGCGCTGTGCGCGCACCGCCTTATAGGGCAGCGTTGGATGCGCTTGCCGCAGGATGCTCTCAACCATGTCACCACCTTGGTTCACCTCGGCCACCAACCGCGTCGCGCCATGCCGGTCCATCGCATCCGCCGCCACCTGCGCCCACGCGAGCGGTGACGCGGCATAGGTTGTGGCATCTTCCAGCACCGTGGCCCGCCATGTGTGCACATCGTCGCCTTGGCACACGCCCGCCACGATAATCCCGCAAGCGTCCGACCGTCCGTGATGCGTCACAGGTGGGTCCACGGCCACAACGATCCGGTCAAACGCTGGCGGATCAAACGTACAAATCTCGGCCAATTGCCCAGAGGTCCATATTGCCCCTTCGGCATCCGCAAGCAGCAAACCTTCCAGCTCCTGCCGCCCCAGCCGCGTGCCCTCAAAACGCCCGGCCACCTCTTGCAAGAACCCGTCGGCAAGGTTCGCCGCGTTCGCCGCCGTTGGCGCATGCGTCATCACGGTACTGTCGCGGTCCAACAGATCCTTGAACACCGGCACATTGCGCGGTGTTGTCGTGACACAGCATCGCGGCGCAGACCCAAGCCGCAACGCAAATTGCAACATGTCCCATGTCTCTTCCCCGCGCGGCCATTTCGCCAGTTCATCCGCCCAGGCATAGTCAAACTGTGGCCCGCGCAGGCTCTCGGGGTCGTAGGCCGAAAAGATCTGCGCCGTTGCCCCGTTTTTCCAGCGCAGCATCTTGCGGCCCGCAATCCACTCCGGGCGCTGGTCGGGCGGCGACACCGCCAACAGGCCGCTGTCACCAAACACCATCACTTCGCGCACCTGATCAATCGTCTCACCCACCAGCGCGATGCGCGGGGCCTTTGCGCCCACATCACGCACAGGCTGCTCTGCAATCGCGCGCACCCACTCCGCGCCCGCGCGGGTCTTGCCCGCACCGCGCCCACCCATGATCACCCATGTGCGCCAATCGCCCTCCGGCGGGCGCTGATGCGGCAACGCCCAGAACTCAAACAGATACGGCAGTGCTGCGGCTTGATCATCCGTCAACTGCGTCACAAACTTCTTCCGCGTCGGTTGCGGCGCGGATGCGATCAAGTGCGCTCCCGATTTGAGTGCGCACGACGTCGTAGTCGACGGCGGTGACATTGGTTCCGAATACGATTTTTTCATAGAACGCCTCCTCGGCGCGTAAAAGCATGAGGTGAACAGTTTGCATCTCACTGATCTTCGTCAGAACTTTCGTTGCCTCTGCTTTGGGAAAGTCCACGTTTTCGTCATCCTCTAGGGCTTCCGCCTTCTTGGCCTTCCAGAGTTTTACGAGGTCATTCATTTCAGAAAATAGCGTGGCAAGATCCCCAACGCGCAGTTCGCCGCGTTGAAGATAGGCCGGGGTCTGTTGATTATCTGTCATGGAAAAAGTGCATTGCAC